GCAGGTACGACTTTTCTATAAAGACTGTCAGCCATGTTGCACCTCAGCTAATGAATTGCTCTCTTGGTACGAACCGGACAGCGGCCTTCTCGCGGTCCTCGGAACTGGCAAGATCCCAATCCTGATCGTACTGCGCCTTCAATACCTGCATCCGCTCCATCGCGCCGGGGATCTTCATGGACAGGTAGTAGGCCAGTCCTGACACCAACGCATTGAGGAAACGGAACGGGATGTCTTGCGTGTACGTACCGCCTGCACCAGCGTCTTGAATCCTGCGAAGACGCCAGTAGACAAACGTGTACGTCTGAGAATTGTCAGGCGTGGGCCACACCGTGAACTGCGGCGCTGCTGCTTGGCGGTTGATGTAAACCTGAATCGGCCTTGCCTGCTGGAGCTTGTTGGGGATAGACGAGTAGGTGGAGACTGAGATGCGCGTGATGGTCAGGTCCGTTTGCGTGGAGACATTCCCTGCACCCGTGCGAATCACATGTTCAATCAGGTCCACCGTATCGGCGGGCAGTGTGTAGGTGTTTGTGCCAGGAGTCAGGACTTGTTGGCCCTGCTCAATCGTCCACATATTGATACCGCGATTTGACCAATCTGCGAACAACAAATTTAACGACCGTCGTGCTGTCCTCAGGTCATAACCCGTGCGCAACTCAGCACCACAGCGCTCAAAGGCTTCCTCGACGTACTCATTGAGGTCGAGATTAAACGTAGCGGTGCCGGAGGTTGCCATTATCGGTGCCTTGCGGTTTTTGCAGCAATCTTGGGAGGCTGTTTGACGAACTGTTTGCCTGCGGCTTTTCCTGCGCGTTTGGCCTTGGTTGTGGCAGCGTATTCTGAAGGTGTAAGAGACTCGATAGCTGCCTTGGGGAGGTAGCGTTCGCCGGTCTTGCTAGAAGGTTTGCCACTTTTGGTCGTCCACTTCTGCGCGGTCCAGTCCTTCAGACTCTGCTGCGGGGCCTTCATGTCAGTCCCTGTACCCGCCACCCTTGGCCTTGTACTGCTTGGCAAGAAGCTGTGCCTTGCGGGCGCTCCACTGACCTGCAGCGGTGCCTTGGGTGGCCTGCCCCTTGATGGACTCAAAAAGGCTCTTCCGCATCCCAGGCTTGGTGTAGTTGCCCGCTTCGTTCACCCGTCCGCCCTCGGCGTACACTTGTCCGCCTTCAGCGTACTGCGTAAAGTCGGTGTTGTCACGGCGCTTCTTCACCACACCCTTGCGGATGGCTCCCATGCCACGCGAGGCCATCATCGCATCATGCCTCTGGTTCTGCCGTGTTGTGCACAACCGTCAGCGCGAGAAGACGCGGAGCCGCCACCTGCGTAACCTTTGGTCATGCCGCCTTTGGCGAGTTTCCGGCCCTCGTGGGCCTTCATGCCCGCTTCGTTGGCCTTCTCTTGCTTCATGGCGTCCAGTTCTGCGCGGATGCCAGCAGGAGGTTTGTCAGCAGGGCGCTTTTTCGCGTGGTACGCGCTCATCTCTGCGGCGGTTGCTCCGCCTATGCCTTTGGATCGCATCATTTCAGGCTCCTCAGCAGGCTTTGCCGCCCATTGCCATCTTAACCTTCGTACCCTTGGTCTTGCCCTTGGTGGCGCAGCCATCGATGGATCCGCCCTTGTTGTAGGCCATGCCGCCGCCCATCATCTTCTTGGCGGGGGCTTTCTTCTCGTCCTTCTTCATCATGAAAGCGGGGAGGGGTTTCTTCATTTCGGACTCCTTATGGGCCTTAGGCCCGACAAACTTCTCGGCAACGCTACGGGGGATGCCTGTGCCCTTGGGATCTTTCAGTGCCGCGTACATCAGACGCCGCTGTGCCTCAGACTGAACCGGCATTACTTTCTCCCGGTCCACGATTTGATCGTGTCGGTTTCCCAGATGCGAATCCCGGTCCATACAATGGTAAAGATCGCTGCAACAGCAGGTAAAAATTCCATGAGCGTGCCAACCACTGTGACCACTGATAGGGCGTCAACAACATGTTTTGTGCCCTCAGAAATTTCGTGTTTCATGTCAGCACTTCCATGCCCGCCGCGCTTTGCGCAAACGGCTGTCAGGGTCTTTGGCCGCTTCCGGCCACATCTTCATCTGGCCCGCTGAACGGGCACAGAACGACTTCTTGCGTGGGCCGCCTTCTGGTTGAGGGGGCTTCAGGTTCATGCCCTGAGCCTTCGCAGAGGCGCGTCCCTTGGCGTTCAACCCGCCCTTGGGGTTCTGGCCTTCTTTTCTAGTCCAGGCAGGCGACTTAGCCATCATCAGTCCTTCAGAGCCAGGAACTGGGGGAGGGTCAGGCAGTCATTGCTGCCCGAGGTTAGCGTGCGGCTTACATAGGTCCACACAGCTTGCGCAAGCGTATCGTAGTCTACTCCGCCAGATGCTGCAAGGTTCAACTTGTTGCCCATCGTCCCTGCCTCGTTAAAGTCTGCAGCAATCGTTTCCCATACCGCCGCCGCTAAATTTTGCGGGCTGAGTTCGGTGAACGGTGTGATGTCGCCGCTCAAATTTCCCGTGGCCCTGATCGTGGCGCTGTTTGAGAACTGCACCAGCGCAGCGCCCACGGCGTCGACGATGGCCCCGAGCGTGGCGTTGTTGACCGTGAACGAGAAGGACGTGCTGCCAGATGCGGACAGGGCACCAGCCAAGTTGGCCGCAAGGTTGAACGTGATCGACGTGGAGCCGACCGCCGAGACGATCAGTTGCCCATCAGCGGGATTGACGGTGATCGTGACCGTCGTGCTGCCCGTGATGTTGACACCCGCCGCAAGATTTAGCAGCCCCGGCGTGACCGTCACCACCAGATTGGTAAACGACGACATCGCCCCCGGCTTGTACGGCAGCACCCACGACGATGGCGCCAAGTGCCCGGAGGGGACGCCTGCCAGCTTGGACGGAATGCCCTGGCCTACGGACTGGTTCATCCGGTCACCACGCCTCCACATGGAACGGAAAGTTCCAGGCGAGCCGCCGATCAGGCGCAGGGGTAGCTGCGCCAGGAGCGTGGTGTTTGTCTTGAGAGCCATGCCCGATCAGCCCCAGCCGACCTCGACCGCGCCGTAGAAGTTGGTGGCCGCCGCCGTAGCCGCGCCCGCAAAGTAAAGCCACGTGAGGCAGGCACCGTCCATTACCCGAGGAAGGCTCGGCAGTTGGTTGAGCAGATCCCGCTCAGCAGCGACGGATGCGGTAGTCAGTGGCAGCGTCAGCAGCGGGCGGGCAAGGCACAGCGCCCCGGTGCCGGTGTTAGCGGCAGAGAACGTGACCGTCGCCACGGTAGACACGCCCGTGTCACCCGATGCCAAAGGCAAAAAGGGGCCGTAATTATTTGACGCAGAACCGGAATGCGAAATGTGCCCCACGATGGCCGAGGCTGTCATGGCCACCGTGACCGGCAGCGCCCTGCCCGAGGTGGGCGTGGTGTTGGAGTAGGAGAGCGAGATGTTCTGCGCCGTTGCACCGCTCACGGCTGTCTGCACCCAGAACAGGCGGCATCCTGCGCCGTTGGTGTAGCGCAGAGTGGGCGTGCCCGTGAGGGTTTGTGCCGTGGCCGAGTTGTTCGTGATACCGGGCCAGTAGCCCTGCAAGTCCACCAGCATCAACTGCGCCGGGACACCCGTGGCCACGCCAGTGAGTGCATTGACGTTCAAAACGTGCTTGGTGTCTGGGCTGACGTTGCCGCCATGCGGCAGGCCGAAGATTTGCGTGCCGTTGCCAGTCAATTCGTCGCAGGTTCTCCAGGCCAGTGCAGTGCCCGCAAAGGCATTTGCTACGGGAGTACCGGCCAGTCCGCTGAAGTCATACCAACGGGCGGCGGCGTAAGCAGTGCCGCCCGTGATCTTGTTCCAGTCGGTGCGGTTGAACTTGCCGCTCGTGATTTCGTTGACCAGATCGTCCATTGAGGAAAATGGCATGGTGATTCCTTAAGTCCAGATGAATTGCGCCTGCCCGATGATCGGCCCCAAGGCGCCGGTGTTGCCGGACAGGTTGTAGATGTAGTTGAGGTATGCGCCTTCGTAGATGCGTGGCAACGCAGCCTGTTCACGCAAGAAGT